CTTAGAATACCTAGACCTGTTGGGTATGCTGAGATATTCTGTGATACTGTTACTGTTTCTGCTGTACCGTCAGTGGCAGTAATTGTCAAGACAGCATGAGCTTTTGCGATTTTTAATGGACGTCCCATTTGTTTTTCTCCTTATATTGACGTTCTAGGTCTACGCTGCGGGATTACAGCATAAGTCGTTATGAACGAACATAAGTATTTATCAAATAAGACGAATTTTAGCTTGTGCGCCAGGGGCGTCCTTGGCTTGGTAATAAGGCTCTTTCAGCCCATGTCGTGAAGACGTTGTAATCTCTAAAGTAAGGTTCACCGACGGCACTACGTATGGGTTCACTTACATCTAAAAGCTTTAGACTGGCTTTTGCCTCTTGTAATGTTATGCCCTGGGCGGCCGCCAATGCCGGTGCATTATCTTCTATATATGCGTTCCAACTATCATATCCGCCGGGAACTGGAGGTAGTGCCATATTATAACCTTCCTACTGCTACTTCAATAATACCATCATCACCGTTGTATTCCTGCAACGCTTTGCCTATAACAGTACCCATTTGAGGGCTAGCACTGGGTCTTGCGTATCCGCCGCCTGCACTAATCATCATATCACCCTTTCGGATGTAACCTCGCACTTTAACAGGAACACGCCCTTGAAGTGCGATAGCGACTGCATTGCCCGGGCAGCCGGTGTTCATTACATAAGCAGGGTCTGTTGTAACTACGCCGGCCACTCTTGCACTGCCATCCTCAGCTAACGTTACGTCGAACTCACCGCCGAATTCTAACACAGTTCCGGGGTCATACATTACGTCGGCTTGATAATATTCTGCCAAGTCAGCATATGTAGCTTGCATCCTAGAACCAGCAGTTAATGTCCAATTACCTGTTATTGATCCTGCTGTTGTATTTGCTCCGGTTGTTATTTCATTTAAAGTAACTTTCGTTGCGAGTATCTGACCGTTATATACGGGTAAATACCCCGCAACGTTACTGTTACCATATGTGCCTGCAAAGCTAATTGCGGCGCCGTTAGCATAATAATAATTATCGGTCTTAATTCCACCTGTAGCTGTGTTCCCCGAAACAGTAAGGCTACTTAATGTACCCACACTATTGATATTGGGTTGTGCGTTATTAGTAACGGCACCTGCTATAGTCGCACTACCTGCATTTACCGCATAAGTTGCATTTGCTACCGCACCCGATATATTAGCACCTTGAATATTACTAAGATTATTTCCGGCGCCTATAAAGAAATTAGCGGATACATTCCCATTAACAGCAACTACATTGGTAGATTTGTTAAATGTAAATGATGTGCTAGAGTTTATAACACCTACGTCATTAAACATAACTCCGGTATTACTTCCTGCAGCAGTGACATTCCCGCTTACGTTACCTACGACATTGCCATTAAAATTTGCAGCACTTACGTTACCAGTAACACTCAATGAACTTAGTGTGCCGAGACTAGTTATGTTAGGTTGCGCTGCCGTTGTTAGGGTACCTGTTAAGAAGTTTGCACTTACTAAGTTCCCACCTGATACATTACCTGCAGTTATATTACCAGTAACAGCTAAACTTGTCAATGTTCCTACACTTGTGATGTTCGGTTGTGCTGCGGTTGTTAATGTTCCTGTTAATAAGGTAGCCGCTAGATTACCGGTCGCCGCGTTGAATGAGAAAGAAGTATTTGACGATAACGAATAGTTGCCGTTGCTAGTGCCATTCACGAATACAGGGTAGTATGTGCCGGATGTTCTAGTAGTAACAACTTCAAAATCAGAAACATTTGAATATGATACGTTTAAGTTAGCAACACGAGTCGTAGACGCGACAGTTATAGGTGCTGTACCGGTTGCAACGTTTGAGAAATAGGTAGTAGCAGTTACAGCACCCGTAGAGTTTAAGTTACCTACGTTAGCATTACCATTCAAGGTCAACGTCTTTACTGGTGCAGCAAAATTGAAAGAGAAATCTGAACTACCAGATAACAAGCCACTGTCATTGTATTGAATAGATGTATTTGCGCCACCTGCATTGGCTACGGAAGAACCACCCAATGTACTTAATACTCTACCGCCCGTCACATACATATTACATGAGCCGGTGCCGGTAGTTAAAATCTTTTCAGTTCCTCCCATTGTAGAGGAAATAGTTAATTCTGTCCCACTGACAACATTCGCAACATAATATTGTGTACCTTCTATGATTCCACCGAATGTTGTACCTACGAATTTTACGGGATCATCGATATTGAATAGAGTCGCATCTCCTACAGTTATAATGTTTGTTCCGGATGCAGTTGCCGTTACATTGGTGTATGAGAAAGTATTATACAGTGTTGTATCTAATGGGGTTAATAAACTTACGTCCGTATATAATTCAAAAGTATTGGCCGTGACAGTTTTTACATAATAATCTTGACCGTTCAACTCAGTCATGCCAGGAATCTCAGTGAACGTAACATTCACTCCATTTGTAAAAATGTTATCCTCTGCGGTGGTTACAACTGCCGGCGAATCGTTAGTAACATTCTGTACTCTGGCTGATAATGTACCTTTAGGGGTCCATGACAAATTACCTGTGCCGTCAGTTTCAAGGACGTAGCCAATTGCACCTCCTGAAATCTTAATATTAGACACATGCCCTAGGTTAACAACGCCGCCCGTGTTTCCACCGCGATTGGTCCAGTTAACACCGTCAAACACCAATACTTCGCCATTGGCTGCGGTTAATGCTTCAGTATTACCAGCCGGTAAACTCATGTCTAAGTTACCGACAGCCCCGTTAATTTGGCTAAAGCTAATATTTGAGTAAGAGGTCAACACCTCTATGTTCTCATTGGGGAGGTCTTTACCTATAAACAATCGCTTTTGATCCGACGCCCAACCGAATTCTGCCTCATCTAATTGAGGTAGATCCACAAGATTACCGGATCTGTGTTGAATTTTTGAAATCTGTATGATAGCCATAGATGTAACTTTAAGTTATTACATCTATTTATGCTTTGACCAGATTTAAATCTACAAGAACTTTCGGTAGTATTGTTCTAGACGTTCAAACCAGCGATCAGTCCACACATCAAATTCATTGCCTTCTATGATAAATTCTTGGTATATATTGTCGGCAGTACACATAAAAATCACACCCTTACGAATGTTTGTGCCATGAACTTCATTATGTGCGTTTGCGTATGCTGCTAGCTGAATGAAATAATCGCCAATCCATTCTTTCTTCTTTAATTTATTAGATTGCTTATGGTCCATAATCGCAGGACTGTTATCATGCACCCCTACGAGGTCTGTAGTACCTGCGTAGATGCCAGGAAAATATAACGGTACTTCTGTGCCCCAAAACTCACTACACTTACTCAATCCTTGTTGAATAATAGATTGAGCCATCAGATGACTTTGCTTGCTATATGGATTACTACCCGGTTCCCCAATTGAACCCGTTTTGATGAAGTCTTCAATCCACTTGTGCATTCTAGTGCCGCGTCCTGCCGCCTCAGTGGTAATCTCTTGCGCTTTTTGGGGACCTACTCTTTTACGCCATTCTTGAAGTGCTTTCTTAGCTTCTTCGGGCTTTGTGGCGTCTAGAATCGTAGTTACACTGGGTAATTTTTCACCGTCTGGAGTAGCATACCTGCGCTCACCATTGATAGTTTCGCGGGAGATAGCTACATAATTAAATTTGTTTGGTATATACATTTGTTAATGATATACAATCTAGGCCGGAGGATCAAGTAAATTGGTTATAACCAATGGGGGAATTTATCTAATATATAATTCTCACACTTCTTTCTATGCTCCAAAAGCGTGATGATTTTCCCATCCACTTTATTTACACCACCAAATCTGTCATTTATTTCGCCGATAATGTAGTTGGCTAATTGCGCCTGGGCTTCAGGTCCATCGTGTCCGCAAGGTAATTTAGGACAATCATGTGTCACCGTATAAAAAGGAGTAAGCGTAAAATCACCTTTTTCTGCAGTTTGATACATAGAAGGAAACATAGAACGCACTTTTTCCAACGATGCTTCACAATCATCGTTTGTACAAGGAGAGCCGGCATAGTTTGAGGTAAGATGCGGTATCTTATATGCTTTGAATAAGTTGTCTAACATTAATTTATAAAGAATTGTTTTGCGGTAGAAATCTACTTCATTCCAATTTTCTAGCAACAATTCTTCGGCTAAGTGCTGTGGTTTATTTTCCGGGAAAGATACTATCCAATAATTATCTAATGGTTTACCGTGTAATTGTTTGTACCATGTTTCCCTCCGCCAATATTGCGACCATGCTACTATGACTAGTGGTTTGCTATTTGTCGGTAAACTTTCATATATGTATTCATATGTTCTTCTGGCGATAGCATCATTACCTGTACCCGGAACTGCCAAGTTTACAACTTCTACCCCAAATGCTTTTGCCACTGGAGCAGGCCATCCTTGTTCCTTGGGATTTGCTAACCCCTGACAATATGTAAAACTGCAACCGCTGACAACTAAGTGAGTTATGTCCATTCTAGGTTATGGGTTAAATCTTTATATGAATAAAATTCTGATAGCTTGTAATAGTCTATGTTCTGGAATCGTACTTCACCGTAACGTTTTATAATCTCTGAATATATATAGTCAGCCAATATGTGTTGCGCTTCATACCCATCATGACCCTGAGGCATTTTAGGGAATTTTTCCGTCAACGAATTAAAATTTATCAGTCTACTATGATCTTGATCAATGTAATCTCTCATCTCAGGGTAGTAATCATTAATATATGCGGTGACATTAACATCATCGGTAGGCATGTAGTCCGACATTAAAAATGGTATAGAGTTTGACTTAAAGAAATTCATCATGGTTATCCACCAAAACATCTTTTTTCGTTCGGCTATGTTTAAGCTTAAATTAATTAAACTTTCCGAAACGGTTAATGTTTGTTTTATGTCGTCAGGGATACATATGTTGGCTGATGCTATTAGTTCATGACTAGAAGACTTTATATCCACTGCAACGATTTCTCCGGACACGGTTTGAAAAACATCTTCACGCCTTGTCAAGTAAGACCATGCATGAATATAAAATGGTTTATTATTATTTTTCCTGTCTTTGAAAAAATATTCCATGGATCGTCTAGCAATGCCATCATTACCAGAACCGCAATATGCTAAGTTTACGACCGGAACACCTAGCTTTTTAGCCAACAAAGCTGGCCATCCTTGTGTTTTGGGGTCTTCTAATTCTTGGCAATATGTTAAACTACAACCATTCACCACCAAATGTTATATTTCTATCATACCCTAAAACTTTCACCACAACCGCATCGGTCTTTTTCGTTTGGGTTTCGAAACTCAAACCCCTCATTTAATCCATTCTTCACATAGTCAATCGTCATTCCTTGAACATAAGGACAACTTTTGGGATCTACATAGATTGAGCAGCCTTCACAGTCTACTTGAACATCCGTATCCATTGGTGAATCTACAAATTCGAGGGCGTAAGCTAAACCAGAGCATCCTGTAGTTTTTACTCCTACTCGGATGCCTAATCCTTTACCTCTTTTTTGTATTTGTTGTTTTATTTTATGGATAGCTGCGTCGGTTGCGGTTATCATTTGATATTAACAGCTTTTTTAGCCATATTAGCAACGATTTTTTGTTGTTCATCTTCAGGTGCTTCGGGATCTTCTGAACCTTTGAATATAACTTGATCCCCCTGAATGTCACTTATAACATCACGCAATGGCGGTTTCTTGATCATAGAGTATAAATCAGTCACATCCAAAATAATATCATATTTTTGAAAGTATTGGAGCAACTGGTCTACTGACCAATTAGAAATTTGACCTTTAGCTAGCTGAGTTTTTAATTGATCAACTAATGCTACTATTTTGATAGCTAAAGGTCTAGTCTCGTCTAACTCGTAGAGAAACATATTATCTCTTGGCTCTACCTACACCGCCCACCGGGGCAGCTTCAGGTTCTTCCAGTGGAAGTTCTTCACCACCAAGTTCAGGCTCCATCGGCATTTCTTCCGCGCCGCCAGTAACATCAGCATTAGCACCGATATCGGTTACAGCCATTTCATCACCGGTCGATGCGGGACCACCGAACGCTTCTGGACTACCGGTGCCGGTGATAGAGTTAAGAGCATTCTTCAATGTAATCTTGCTTTGGCTCAATGTTTGGTTTAGAGTCGTTAGTGCCTGACTAGCTTGATCGTTGAATGCGCCGCTTTGCTCTACGCTGATTTCAGATTCGATACTTGCTACTAAAGCAGGAAGTTCTTTGACTAGCATGTCATTGACTTCTTCAATCATCTTTTGAATAGAGTCAACCATGTCCTGCGCCGCAAGAATCGTCTGGGATTTTTCGACTTCTTCGTTCTCGACAACAATACGTGCTCTAGGCTGTTGTGCTAACCAGCTGTAATGCTTTGATAGTGCTTGTTCCATGAACACAAGTTTCATGTAAGAACCAGAAGTTTGGTCTTTGTAGAAAGAAGGAGTCTGCTTTGCTTCTTTAATTAAACCTCTAACTTTTGATAGCATTTTCTGTGTTGCGGACATGCCCAACTTAGAAAAGTTATTATCAACGTTAAAGCTTTCCTTAAGAGCGATAGAAGCATAATTCTTGGTTTCTAGGTCGTTAAGTTTCATAGTGTTATTTCCAATCCTGATAGAGTATTTATCTTAGGTAACGGATTATCTAGGCGTATTGTCTAAGAACTTTTTAGTTTGCCAATACTTAGACATATTTATGAATGAATCTAATTCTACCAAGATAGACTTTTTCTTTGCTTTAGCCTGTTCTAACTTTGATAGATAAATCATTTGGTAGTCAACATCCTTGGTTTTTTTCAACAAACGTCTAGTATTGTTTATGTCCATTGTAGCACCTGATAGTTGTAAATCTAAATCTTTGATTCGTGCCGACTGAGCATATTTCTTGTTCTTTTCAAAAATACACCACGAAACTGCGTTTCTAACGGTGAAAAATGCCTCTCTGTTGTCATCATTATTATACGAGACTTCATAATAACCATCGGGAGTTTTCGTAACATGATACAAACTAAACAAGAAATAACTACCATTTTCATCTGATAGGAATAATAGGTCTTGTAAGTCAGAATACATCTCACGTTCTAAAAATTTCTCGACTTTTTTAAGTTTACTGAGGTTCATATTTCTTTACAAAAAATATATTTCTTAGCTCAGGTGTAGTATCTAAGAAATTTGGAAGTTTATCCCATTCAGTACCGCACTTGATCATAGGTATCTCATCACAATCTTTATACAATGCCCCTAACTCATTGATACCGTCTTCAAAAACGTTAGGGTGTTGTACTTCAAAATCGAAGGTCCAACATGGATATGTTTCATCTTCATTTTGCTGATATAAAAATCCAAAATCATATTCTTCCCCGAATTGTATTTCTAATTTCTTAGGTGAGCTAGAAATTTCAGGCTGAGAACGTAACGATATTGCTTGAAGAACTGTATCAAAATTGTGCTGAGTGTTTCTTTTATGTAGCCACACAGACTGATCTTCGTCTACACCGGGACGATTTCGATTCATTACCCCTGTCTGAGTAATGTCAAATAACGTGTAGCAAGATATTCTGTAAGACATGCAACTATTTATAGAGGTAAAAAAACCCGGGAATTAAAACCCGGGTTCTTTATGAACAGACTAGAATTAACCTGTGAATGTTGCGCTTGCGCTTGTTGCGCCGCCTGCCCAACCACCACCTAGACCTTGTAGTGCTGTGTCTAGAGTAGCTGTTGTCCATGCACCAACTGGATATACTGCGAATGCTAGTGTATCTGCTGCTGCATCGGTGTACTCATATAGATGTACTGTTGCTAGTTGAGCGATTGTCTGAATACCAGCTGCTAGTTCAGCAGGTGTTAGAGCACCAGCTGCTGTGTATGTGAAGAAGTCTAGCTTAGGACCTTGAGGTTGTACAGTAGCTGCTGATGTAGCTACGTTAACACCTGTGTTTGTATAAGCTGCTGCGTCAAAATTGACTAGGGGCTTTAGGTCGCCATTAACTCTTGTTACTTGTGCCATGATAATTTCCTTTAAAGTTATTGAGTTTTACACTCATACTACTATTTATGCCTGTACGAAAAAAACCTGGTTTTGGCTTAACGGCCAGCTAAGTTTTGGCGGCTGAATCCCATTCTATCTACGAATTTTAAGCCGTGACTGACGAATCCTTCTTGCGTAGGAGTACCATCTTGTAAGTATCCCTGTACGGGACTAGACTCTGCGGCCTTGTTCAATGCTTGAACAATGTTCATTTTTAGATTATAGATAGCGATCCAAATCTGAAATGCACCCTGCAAACCCGCTTGGTTCTGTTCAAAATGAGCATTTAATTTTTCTAATGCTGATTCAGTCATGGGGCGAGATTGATAGTATTCAATGAAATCTGTCATTAAATTTTGAAGATCACCTGAAACTATTTTCTTATTAATAAAGGTAGTGAATAATACGCTGAATGAATTAGCTGCGATAGGGGCAGTAGAAATCATCTTATCTACTGCTGGACCGAACTTAGAAATCATTGATGCTGCTTGGTTATATAATTTTTTGTCTAATACTAAGTTAGGAGTATCAGGCATTTTGCTAGGAACAATAGCTACATTTGTATTATTCTGTAGTTTTCCTATACCACCGTCTAATGTCATAGCCTCATCAGTTGAGCTAGCATTTGCAGGGATAAATTGATGCACTGCGATAGCAGCATCTTTACCGGTCATTAATTTACCAATATCACTACTGGGATCAACTGTGTACGCAATGCCATTGGGATTAGCTTTAAAGTGATAAAGCCCGTCAGTACCTTTCTTAAGAGGTTGACTGAACAATAAATCTCCCCAGTAGTATCCGGAACCGCCGGCGTCTGCCTTCTCAAGGCCGCCCCAAATTTCTGCAATAAGTGAGTGCAATTGAGTCCGATCGACACCTCTGGCAATATCATATTGCTTAAATTGTTCAGGGCTAAAGACCTGTCTTCCAGTAAGGTCCTTTTTATTGAACATATGTTTGTCCATAATGCTGAATTTACCGTCAACATTACGTCCAAAAATAAGAGCAGGGTATCCGTCCCATTTGATTGTTACGACTTTGGGATTACTAATAGTATCCTGAATAGATTGCAGGGCTCTTTTAGCACCTTGAGAACCTTCCAAGAAAATCAAATCTTCCGGGTGTTCGAGGTGCCCTTTGCCCTCTTTAATAGCAATACGATCTAATCTTTTAGTTATAGATCGTATAGTACCTGCAAGATTCATTTAAGAACCCCTTAACAATCGTGCTAGCTTTTGAAGCTTCTTCGCATCCAAAGTAACACCCAGTGTTCCTAGTGCGTCACGTAGTTGGCGCGCTGAAGGACCACGTGGTGTAGGAGGCACTGGTGGAGGTGGCACGGGGGGTGGTGCTTTTTGTTGTTTAATACCGTACCTAGATCCCAATTTGGGGGTGCCTCTAGCCACGCTACCTGCTGCCTTAAAGGATGCTTGTGAAATAGCATTCCATACTGCCGAAGAAGTTTGTGGATTTTCTAAGTTTACCGGGTCAGTAGAGGCAAGAGCGGTAGGCATCAAAAAGGGCAAACCTTGTGATTCTAACCATTCTTTAATTTCATTCTGCGGAACAGCAGACATATTGATACCGGTACGACTTGCCCATGATAAAAATGCGTCATGCAATTCATTGGCTCTTTTGCCAACTTCACCTTGTCCTTGTGCAGTCTTATTACCAAAGAAACTTTTAACGCCCGTCTTTAAACGTTGCATTCCCCCGTACGGAGTAGCTTCATCTACTTGAGCACTTTCCGTTAAAACCTCATTTATTTTCATGGACGGTCCTTTTTTTGATATGTCTAGTAAATTTAGAACTATCTTTATTTTTAATTGCACTCAGTAGTTTCTTTTCTAGGAGTTCAGCGGTCTCCTGATCATAACATTTGTTCAGTAATTCAAGCAAATTAATTGCACTTGTAATGATGTTAGTGGCTCGGTTCTCAATGATATGGTTCATATCACGATTTTTACCAAGTTCTTCTAATTCTTCAATTAAACTACGAGTTCGCTTTTGCATATATCGTATTTAGTCCAAATCCCGGTTTTATTTTTTCAAGCTGTTGAGTAGATTTTTGAGTTTCGCACCTTGAACATCCGCAACAACTTTGTTCGTTACAGGTTGAATCTCTCCTGTATCCTGATCAACTACGGTTGATACTGTTTTCAACTGACCTAGCAATTGATTAGCACTGGGTTGCGGTGTTTTATACGAACTTTGACTATCAGGATCAGGTCCGGGATCAGTAATTCTCAGTGTTTCGACGTTGAATTCTAGTTCAATCTTTTGACCTACACCCGAACTACTGCGTGTTTTCATCAATTGAAGTTGATATTGACCTCTTTCACGCATACTACGACTTGTGAAAATACCGAACACGTTATCAGCGGTGTTGATCTTTGAGATACCACCCGAAATGTGACTATGATCGAATTCGATTTCTTCAACCGCAGAACGGTTCAACTGTGATGCTGTAACGAATAGAATGTTTAACTCTTTTGCCAAGTTGCGTAGTTCTTCAGAAACATACTTGTCCTTAACGAATAGATCGCTAGGACTAACTTTTGCGCTGACTGGCATCAACAAATCTAGATAGTCAACACACAAAAAATCAATTTTTACCCCAGTTTGAATCTGTAACTCTTTACAATAAGCACGAAGAT